GATGTAAGGATATGGACGATGCAAATAAACTTGCAGAACACTTAAATATAATGTTAAATACAGACATGATTGCCCTAGAGGGTGAGAGTCTACATTAAGGAGGTAGAATGTTAACTACTTTAATAGGTCCTGTGACCTCGTTACTAGATAAGTTTATAGAAGATAAAGACCAGAAGAATAGACTAGCTCATGACATAGCTACGATGTCTGAAAAACACGCAAATGCTCTAGCAAAAGAACAAGCCAAAGCAAATACGGAGGCAGCTAAACATCCAAGTATGTTTGTGGCTGGTGCAAGACCAGCTATCATGTGGGTATGTGCGATTGGATTATTTGTTAATTTTTTTGTATTACCAATTCTAACTTGGTTTACACATTTGTTCGCACCAGAAATAAATATGCCTAACTTTGTGGACACAGGTGAACTTATAAGTTTAACAGTTGCACTTTTAGGAATGTCTGGAATTAGAGGATATGAAAAAGTTAAGGGTGTAGCTAGAGAAAACATGAAGAAGTAAAATGCAGCTATCAAAACATTTCAAACTTTCAGAGTTTACAAAGTCACAGACAGCTGCTCGTATGGGTATTGACAATACACCTCCAGAGGAAGTCATACCTAAACTTACTTTCTTATGTAGTCAGATACTTGAACCCTTGCGAGAAAAAATTGACAAACCAATAATTGTTACTTCAGGTTACAGGTCCGCTAAATTATGTGAGGCAATAGGTTCAAATGCAAACTCACAACATTGTAAGGGAGAGGCTGTGGATATAGAAGCTCTTGGTATGTCAACTCTCAACCTTGCGGAAATGATAATCAACCATTTTGATTTTGACCAATGTATCTTGGAATGTTACACACCAGGAGATATGAACTCAGGATGGGTTCATGTAAGTCTAACCTCTGGAGAAAATAGAAAAGAAGTATTAACTTACAGTAAAGAGAAAGGATATGCCAAGGGATTGGTAATCTAAAATGTCTGAGCTTACTGTCGGTAGGATTGGGGAGTTAATCTGTTGTTTACGATTAGAGGAGATAGGTATTCCCAACGAGATTGCACACATCAACGGATTTGATTTAGCTGCTCATTACAATAACAGATTAGTACGAGTACAAGTTAAAGCCAGAACAGTTCCTGATACTCGTAGAAAAAATGTTTATATGTTCACTACATCAAAGGGAGCTAAGAAAAAAATTGCACTTACCAGAAAAGAATGTGATGTTATTGGATTAGTAGCTATCCCAGAAAAATCAGTTATATTTATGCCTGTCAAAACAAAAGTAAATGTTACAGCAAGAGTTAAAATTTCTGAGTTTAAAAAAAAAGACATTGCCCTCATCACATGGAATCAGGCAATGCGTACCTTAAAGTATTCTGATTGACCTTGATGAACCTTTGATTCTCGTTATCTTTTTATCAACCTCTAATTTTGTTAAGGCTTGTATAACTGCTGAACGAGTATTATGTCCAAGTGCATCAGCAATCTCTGCTTGAGTTGGTGGAAATCCATTGCTGCTAGAGTAGGATATTATAAAGTCAAATACACTTTCTTTTAACGATTTAGTTTTCATTTTCAAACCTCCTAATTTTTTCGTCTATGTTACTAAAAGTATCGTCATTATTTATTTTTCTAAGATAAGCAATCCGAGTATCATTTAACTCAAAAAAATCTTTGATGTATTGTATTTTTTCATCTGGTCTTTTCTTGTCGCTTTCAAATATCTTATCTAACATTGAATCAATATCATCAATAAGGTCATTTGGTGTTTCGTATGTTTTTTTCTTACCACCAGGAAACGATAGTGTCCATTCAGGGATATTAGCTTGTTGTATAGCCTCTTTTAAGTCTTTGGTACTACCACTCATCTTACCTGCGTTTTGCGACTTGGTGGCTTTCTCTGTGGCTTTTTTTTTCTTTTTAGCTATGTCCATCTCCAAGGATGAGGCATATTCACCACCACTTAGTCCACAACTAGATAAAGCTCTACCGATTGCACTCGTTTCACAATTTTCTACAGCAGAAGTTTTATTGACATAACCCTGTCCTCTTATTTCTTCGGCATATCCACATCCAATTATAGTACCTTCAAGGTCTTTGATTACAGCTTTAAAAACTATTCGCGTACCATCATCAATAACCATAGTAGTTTCTATACCATAATTAAATTCGCAATACTTTCTAAAGACATCAACTCTGTCTTGAACTTGCGTATATTTTTTACCACCTCTTTGAGGCACTCCTTGAGTCTGATTTAACTCTTGGATTTCATTCATCATATCTTTCATTTTATTCATCTTTGATTTCCTTTACTGTTAATTTTTCATATTGAGATTCTGGTTTTGCTGGAACTATCTTTTCTGGAGTAGCCTTTCTAACGATAGTATCTAGTGCCACCTTTCTATCATTGATTGTAATGTAAGAAACATTTTCAGATTTAAGAGTACCAATAATTTTTTCTCTGGCACTTTCCTTCAATTCTTTTTGCTCCTTAATTTTTTTATCGCAGTTATCAAAGTCAGTAATATAATCCATTACCTCATTACTCTTTCTGTGATTAGTCCAATCAACGAAAGTTTTTTCTGGTTCACTATCATCATCGTAAGGAATATCATCCTCAACTCTTTTCCAGAAGTCTTTTACCGCTTCAACGATAGTATCCTGAATCTCCTTATCAGACTCGTAAACATACATATCAAATTTAAGATTAGGACCGAGCTTTCCTATGATTGCCCATTTATAACCAGAACAAAACATCTGAGCTTGTACTTGTAGTATGTTCTCATAAGTAGGAGGACCAGAATTATATCCTTGAGTCTTTATTTCACAGACTCCGAATCCTTCTAGGTTTACCATCTTATCCTCTAACCTATCGTAGAACGGAAGAACACCACCCTTGATTTCAAGAATACCATCCAGAGAAGCTGCCATCTTATATTTTTTTTTATGAAAACCTTCTTTAGGTATATGAAGATTACAGGACATCCTTCCTTCTTGTTGAGAACATAACTCATCAAGCTCATCGGATACCCATTCTCTCAATCCAGGTTCAAGATATTGACCTCTTTTTGCTGCATTGGGAGCTGATGTAGAATCCATTTGTTCAATCTCACCTAACTGAATCCTTCTAAATTGGTAGCGAAGATATTCTCTGACATAGAAATTGTTTTTACCAAGGACAATGACACCGATTTTGGAAGCTCCAATTTCAAATCCATCATGACTAAATTTATTGATTATTGCTGACATAAGGCACTTCCTGTATTGGGTTCATATGAAGGTTATAACATTCATCATCAGAGGCACAAGTTACAAGTAAAAACATATATGCCATGACCATAAATATTGTTATTAAAAGTATTGAAGGTATTACCTCCAGATAATCTTTGAGATGCTTTAATATTTTATTTTTCATTTTTACCTCGCTAGTTGGTTAACATTTAATTCACTCATTAGTTGATTAAATTCTTTTTTACCTAATTCATCAAACAACCAATCAATGTATTTTAAACTTGCTTTTTTTAATATTTCTGCATATTCAGATTTTGACATATTAGAGTTTTCATAACTTGCTAAATCTAAATCAGCATACCACTCATCAACATAACAAGGTGGTGTTTCATCTTTTTTACCAATCTTAAATTGCATTTCGCCTAATGGATTATCGTCATCAGTATCAACAACTGCATTATCAATCCAATCTATACCCCAAGTAAATGGCACTATATTTTTTTTGTTAGTTTTATTTTTCATTATTTCTCCTAGTGAAGTGTTGATATTCTATCTAAAGCTCTCTTAACTGTGGAGGCACTCCAACTACAACCTCTGGCAGTTTTAATGTTACGAACATTTAGATAATTAGCCATACCAAGTAAGGACTTGGAATGATTCTTTGCATCGTTGAGATGAATCTGAACCTTGGATAAATTTCTCATGGCTTTCTGCTTTACAGCTTCAGTAGCTTTTGCTCTAGCCTTATCCATAGAGTTATGAACACCGAGTTTAGTCATCTTACGATTTGTGGATTTAGTAATGTAATAACCTTTTTCAGCAATAGAAGTTTTCATTTCTAAACATTTTTCTTTTTGCTTGGCAGATAAATCTCTTCTGTATTGGTCAGAAAAAATCGCACCGACACCAAACATAACTCTATTTTTATCTTTAGTTATCTCTGGATTATTACACACCACTAAATTAAAATTTTTATTATCTCTAAACTTCATCATGTCATAGTCCAAACGACCTAACCTAGACAAGTCAGCGGCTAGAATAGTTGTACCTCTTGGTGCAGTTTTAAGTACAGAACCGAGTTTAGGTCTGTCAAGGATAGGCACTCCACCTGAAGTACCTATCTCTTCAACAAACTCAACATTGTCTGTAATGTTATTACGATTTATGTAATCATTGATGATAAACTTTTGCCTATCAATATCTGATTGGTCATTACTTAATCTGATGTATGCTACTATCATTATGTTGATTCCTTTCCGTTGGGTAGTTCATACACTTTTTTTATGTATTGCATTTGTATGTCATGACTATTATTAGGAAATAAACTTTTTAATTCTTGCATTTTTTCTTCACTAAAATGTAAAATATTAGTTTCATTCTCCACATTATAAAGAACCCTTACAAAACACCTTTTTTTGTCTAATGGTATAGCAACAAATTTTATCTCATATTTATTCATTATTTACCTTCCTTTTTAAAATTAATCTAAATCAAATTTTTCAAGTAATTTACCTAGTGTGCTTTCTTTAGGTACACCTGTTATTACACCTGTGTATTTAGAATCAGGGCATATCTCTTGACCATATTTTCTTAATAAATCTTTTAAAAATAAGTATTCTCTTAATGGTAGTTTTTTTAAATCTGTTCTCATTATTTACCTTCCTTTTTTAATTTTGTAGAACAAACTCTTTACAAGAGTTTAAAGTGCAAAACAATTTAGGTTTATTCCATAAACTTTTTAATTTTGTAGTAGATGAATTATGTTTAATTAACTCACCATTTTTATGATTTCTCAAATAATAAAATGAATTGTTATCAGTATCAAATCTTTGAAAAGTATATTTATTACCATTTAAGATATTAGTTATAAGTCCATCATCATAATCATATTTAGGTAACGACCTAATTGATTGACCATTAATTTTTCTTTGAAGTTTTATCGCTGGATATTTCATTTTTTACCTTCCTTTGTTATAGGCATAATTGCCTACTATACAGTATATATATTTCTGATATATTGTCAAATGCCTACCTATATTTTTTGGTATCCTTCCCCATAACTAGCCATAGGTAGGCACAGAAAGGATGATTATGAAAGGTTTATTTATTAGAATTGATGAGAAAGTTTACGACAGATTAAAAAAAGAATCTAAAAATAAAAGAGTTCCTATGGGTAGGCTTGTTGAACATTATTGTGAGGAGGGTTTACAGGACCAAGGTGCATTCAGAAGATTG